CGGCGGCGTCGCAAGTAACCGTATAAACGTAACGTTCTGCTATCAAACGGTATAGGACTGAATAGATGGCAACACGCTATTGGGTAGGCGGCACTGGGACGTGGAATTCTACGTCTACAGCTAATTGGTCCGCAACGAGCGGCGGCGCCGCGGGGGCTTCGGCGCCTGTTGTTGGCGACGATGTTATATTTGACGCTAACTCTGGTACTGGCAGTGCTACAACGGACGCTACTGCTGTCGGCAGAAACATAACAATCAATACTTCTACGCTTTCTTTAGTTCTTGGGGCAGATTTTGCCACTGCAAATACGGTTACGCTTACTTTGGGCGCGCTAAATTTAAACTCTAATACTCTAACCGCAATTATTTTTTCTAGCGATAATACTAATGTGCGGAGCATAAGTTTTGGTACGACAGGCAAAATTGTTCTGACTGGAAGCAATGCTTCTATTTGGTCTTGCGCTACTGCCACTAATATGACGACAAGTGGTAGCCGTGAGGTGCGAAGCACTTATACTGGCGGTACAGGAACTCGTTTAATTCGTAATGGCCAGACAGGCGGCGCACTAAGCAGCGCTGTCAGCATGTATATTGAAGGCGGCACAGACATTGTTGATGATCGCTCATTTAGGTATTTAGATTGCGATTTTACGGTTTTTGCTGGGTCGGTTCTTAACCGAGGCCGTGTTGTTTTTCGTAACCTTACGCTGTCGTCATCTATGACATTTAACAATAGCACAGGCGCAGGCATAACGTTTGGCTATGAAAGCGGCGTAAACGCCATAAAAACAAACAGCGTAACACTAACATTCCCCATATCTTTTAATGGCGTAGGTGGGGCCTGGTCTTTGTTCGATGATTTATCTTTGGATGCGTCTTCTACTTTTACTCTTACGAATGGTACTTTTGACGCCAACAACAAAAATGTAACTTTAGGTTCTTTTGCTTTAGGGTCTGGAACTAAAACGTTAACTTTAGGTAGCGGCACATGGACCGTATTAAACAATTGGGATGCCAATACTAACGTCTCCGGTTTAACAATCAGTGCTTCTACCGCAACTATTTCAATGACAAGCGCAAGCTCCAAAACATTTGCTGGTGGCGCTAAAACTTGGCCGACCTTGAACCAAGGCGGTTCCGGCGCGCTGACTGTCCAACAAAGCAACACGTTCGCCAACATCACTAATACAGTACAGCCTGCCACCATTACGTTAACGTCCGGCACCACGCAAACGGTTACGACGTTTACGGTGTCGGGGACATCTGGCAACCTTATAACACTTAATTCGTCATCCGCCGAAAACCGCGCAACGCTAACCGATAGCGGTGGCATTAATTCAGTGTCATATGTGGACATTAAGGACATAGCCGCAACAGGCTATGGCGAATGGCAAGCATATACCAGCAACGGCAACGTCGATAGCGGCAACAATCTTGGTTGGGTGTTTGCAGAACCTCCGCCCTTGACGGCCAGCGAATATCAGATCAGTCTTAAATCTTTTACCGAACGCAGGAGCTTCTAACCATGGCCTTGACCCTTAAAGCCGTAACGTCGTGCATCGGCTATCAGCAGATTACGTCCCTAAGCGCCGCTACTGGGCTTACCGTCCCGACCGTAGACAAGAACGGCAACAAACAGCAGCCGACTTTCGCGTTGATCATCGCTGAAGGTAAGGATGTCCGCTGGCGCGATGACGGTACAAACCCGACCGCTTCGGTTGGTATGCCACTCGCAGTTGGTGTCCCGCTTCAGTACGATGGCGACCTGACCAACATCAAGTTTATTGAGACGACCGCCAGCGCCAAGTTGAATATTAGCTACTACGCATAAGCGGCTTTGACTATCGTAACACAACATGTTACACATTTTTTGACGACCGTACTGGCCCGGTAGACCAGGATACCGAAAGGTGACGTGAATGAGTGAGAACGAACTAGCGGGTGCGCCCGCGCCGGAACAGGCCCCCACGGCTGAGCCTGCTGCCGTTACAGACAATTCCACGCCGGAACCGACGCCTGCGGAAGCGCCCAAGACCTTCACTCAGGAAGAACTGGACGCCATCGTCGGCAAACGTCTCGCAAGAGAACAACGGAAATGGGAGCGCGAGCAAGCGCAGAAGCTCAAGGCCACGCCTCCGGCCCCACTGCCGGAACCGCTGAAGCCCGACAACTTCGCAGACGCGCAAGCCTATGCCGACGCGATGGCCGAACGTAAGGCGCAGGAACTCCTCGCCAAGCGCGAAGCCGAAGCAGAGCAGGCGGCAATGCTTGAAGCCTATCAGGACCGTGAAGAGGAAGCCCGGAACAAGTACGACGACTTTGAACAGGTCGCCTACAACCCGAAGCTCCCCGTCACGGAAACGATGGCGCAGACCATTCAGGCCTCCGAGATCGGTCCCGACGTCATCTACTGGCTAGGGTCCAACCCCAAGGAAGCCGAACGGATTGCGCGCCTTAACCCGCTCTTGCAGGCACGGGAAATCGGAAGGATCGAGGCGAAGATCGCGTCGAACCCCCCGGCTAAAAAGACCTCAACCGCCCCGGCGCCAATTGCTCCGGTGACGGCCCGTACCGCCTCCGGTACGCCTGCATACGACACCACCGACCCGCGCTCGGTCAAGGCCATGAGCACCTCGGAATGGATCGAACAGGAAAGGCTGCGCCAGATCAAGAAGTACGAGGCACAACGTAGACGCTAGAGAAGGATTTTGTAGTCGGGGAAGTTCTCAGAGAGACACCGCTTACGAATGACAAACCGATGAATACCAGTGGCTTCCGCAGCAGCGGCAAAAGAACGGTACTCTACCCCCAACACGCTACACCGCGTGTTGCGGACGTGCTGTTCCTTACGCCGTTGCTTCGAGGCTTCCGAGTGGCCCGCACGCTTAAAGTACGGGCGTGTTCTGCCAACCAGCGCAGCCCGCTGTTTGGCCTTGGTTTCCTCGGACGTAACGCGCCCGGTGCGGTACTCCCGCAGTTTTGCGCGCGTTTCTTCGGTTCGTTCGTATTTACCAAGTCGCACCAGCATATCGGCGTGGCGGCCGATAAGATGCTCCTGCGGCGTAAGGCACCCCAGATTTTCCAGTCTGTTGTCCGTCTTGTCGCCGTTGATGTGGTGGATGTGTTTGGTCGGATCAAAGCCGTCCATCCAACACATTGCTACCACGCGGTGCAACAAGTGCTTGCTGCCAATACTCAAATATCCGTGCGGATGTTTGCTAGGGGTGTGCGGGCGGTGCTTTCTGAGAACTTTCCCGCAGCGCGAGACGGCGTAATTGTTGTTGAAAACCCGGTATTGAATACCGTCAACTTCAAAGCTAATCACGTTGTAACTCCTTTGGTTAACTACCAAATCATATCTAGCACCACTTAGAGAGAAAGTCAAACATGGCAAATTCATTGCTGACAATTGACATGATCACCCGCAAGGCGCTGGAGATCTTGGAAAACAACCTCGTCATCACCCGCAACGTCAACCGTCAGTACGACGACAGCTTCGCTGTCGAAGGTGCCAAGATCGGTTCGACCCTGCGTATCCGTCTGCCCGACCGCGCTCTGGTCACGGACGGCGCTGCTCTTCAGGTGCAGGACGACAACGAGCAGTTCACCACGCTGACGGTCAACAGCCAGAAGCACATCGGTGTGAACTTCACGTCTGCCGAACTCACCATGCAGCTTGACGACTTCGCTGATCGTGTGCTCAAGCCGCGTATCTCGCAGCTTGCGTCCTCCATCGACGCTGACGTCGCCAACGCCTACAAGGGCATCTATAGCTCTGTCGGCACCCCCGGCACGACCCCGGCTACTTCGCTCGTCCTGCTTCAGGGCCAGCAGAAGCTGAACGAGTTCGCTGCCATGATGCCGAACCGCTACGCGACCGTGAACCCGGCCGCCAACGCTGGTCTGGTCGAAGGCATGAAGGGTCTCTTCAACCCGGTTGACACCATCTCTCGTCAGTTCCGCAACGGTCTGATGGGCGAGGGCGTGCTGGGTTACGAAGAGATCAACATGTCTCAGTCCATCCAGCAGTTCACGACTGGTTCGCGCTCCGGCACGATCACGGTCGATGGCACCATGACGGTGGAAGGCTCCTCGAAGATCACCCTCAACGGCACCACGGGTCATACCCTCGCCGTCGGCGACGTCTTCACGATTGCCAACGTGTACGCGGTCAACCCGCAGACCCGTCAGTCCACTGGTTCGCTCCAGCAGTTTGTCGTCACTGCGGCCAACACCGCGGCGGGCAACAAGTTCACGGACGTCAACATCAGCCCGGCGATCTACACCGCGTCGAACGCTCTGGCCACTGTGAACAGCTTCCCGCAGAACCTCGCCACCGTCACGTTCGTCGGCGCGGCCTCGACGGCCTACCCGCAGAACCTGATCTACCACAAGGACGCCATCTCGTTCGCCACCGCGGACCTGCTGCTTCCGAACGGTGTGGACATGGCTTCCCGCCAGGTGCACAACGGCATCTCGATGCGCGTTGTCCGTCAGTATGACATCAACAACGACCGTATGCCCTGCCGTATCGACGTGCTTTACGGATATTCCGTGATCCGCGCGCCGATGGCCGTGCGTCTCTGGGGCTAACAGGTAAAGATAGGAGAATACGACAATGGCACTTCCTTCTGTTGGTGGCGGCTATCAGTTCAGCGATGGCAACGTCAATGAAGTCAAGCTTGGCACACAGGGTACTCCCGCCGCCGTTCCGGCTGGTAACGCTACCCTGACGTCTGCCCAGCTCGTCAACGGCATCATCCTCGGTTCGCCGGGGTCGAGCGCCGCTGCCTACACGCTGCCGCTGGCGGCCGATCTGGACAGCTATCTGGGCAACGCCCACAATGGCTCCAGCTTCGACTTCTCGGTGATCAACGTGGACGGCTCCAGCTCTGGCGTCATCACCATGACGACCAACACCGGCTGGTCCATCGGCACGTCTGGCTCGCAGGGCCTGATGACCATCGCTGCTACCGCTGGCACCGTGCGTCGCTTCCGCGCCCGCAAGACCGGTGACGCGGCTTGGGCGCTCTACGCGATCTCGTAAGCAACAAGGCGGGCGGTCAACCGCCCGCCTAACCCTTCAAGGAGAACCACATGCCCAATACGAAGCCTGTTGGTGTTGCCTACGAGGACCCGTACCTCGACGGCGCCACAATCGCCAACCCGGTCTACCCGGCCAAGGGCGCGGCGCTGACGGCCGCTCTGACGACCATCACGTCCACGGCTCCCGGTACGGCCGACTATGCCATTCAGGATTTGACCCAGACGACCCCGTTTGGGTTCGTGACCAAGGACGAGGGTAATTCGGTGCTGGCGGTTATCGCCAACCTCCAGACCCGCGTCGCTCAGCTTGAGAGCCGCCTTCAGGCTCTTGGCCTGATCTCGTAACCAGACAGGCGGTCTTCGGGCCGCCTGTTCCTCATAAGGAAAAACAATGGCTGAAATTTACCTGATGCACCACAAGCACGGCATCAAGATTGCCACCATGGAAATGGAAGCGCAGTACGATGAGAGCCACGGCTGGGTGCGGTTTGACCCGGAAGACCTCCATGACGAGGTCATCGAAGAGGTTGTCGAGGAGGCTGTCGAAGCTCCTGCGGCCGACTTGCCAGAGCCGGTGGTTGAGGTTAATGTGCTGTCCGAGGCTCCGCGCCGTCGCGGTCGCCCGCGCGTGACGAAGGACGAATAGCATGGCATCGGCTGGCGACATTATCAATGGCTCCCTGCGACTGATTGGTGTGCTGGCCGAAGGCGAAACGCCGTCTTCCGAGACGGCGCAGGACGCCCTGAACGCGCTAAACCAGATGATCGAGTCGTGGAATACGGAGCGCCTCGCCGTCTTCGCAACGCAGGATCAGGTTGTTAGCTGGCCGCCTGGCGCCCGTTTCCAGACGTTTGGGCCGACCGGCAACATCGTCGGCAACCGCCCGGTTTTGATCGACGACGCGACCTACTTCCGTGATCCGGCCAGCGGCATCTCCTACGGCCTGAAGCTGATCAATCAGCAGCAGTACAACGGCATCGCGGTCAAGACCGTCACGTCCACCTATCCGCAGGTGCTGTGGGTCAACATGACCTACCCGGACATTGAGATGTACGTCTATCCGGTGCCGACCAAGGTGCTGGAGTTCCACATCGTGTCGGTGCAGGAACTGACGCAGCCCGCCAATCTGGCAACCAATCTGGCCTTCCCGCCGGGTTACCTGCGCTGCTTCCGCTACAATCTGGCCTGCGAACTGGCCCCTGAGTTCGGCGTCGAGCCGTCGCGGCAGGTGTCCCGCATCGCCATGACGTCCAAGCGCAACCTGAAGCGCATCAACAACCCTGACGACATCATGGCGCTGCCCTACAGCATCGTTGGGACGCGGCAGCGCTACTCAATATTTGCCGGGAATTTCTGATGAAGTTTGCGTTTGGCATCAATATAGGCTGCGTGCGCCG